GTGGTGGGGACGAAAGGGACCACAACAAACTTCATCGTGGTAATCCTTATGAAAACACGGAATTTTATGGTAAGTGGAAAAAAGAAGACATGGTTGGTTTCAAAATCAACCGGCGCGGTAAGTCACCTCGCCCGGGGCATGGAAGCCCCCTTCTATCCACTATCCGAGGAAAAGATTTCTGTAGATACCGGAGGTTTCACTCCCGGAGTTTACAGAGTCAATCCTTACACCGTGTTTCATGAGGAGGTACAGCTACATCCTTACAAGCTCCATTTTGTAGACACCACGAGAGATCGCTTTTATGAGTACCACGAAGAAGTGGAAGCTCCTTTAGGCTCTTTCGCAAATGTCTGGAGTTTAGTTAAGGATACAAGTGTACCCGCTGCGGTCACGAATCTTCGCTGGCAGGCCCTACAAAGGGTCTACGGCAAGATTCAGAAGGCAGATGTAGTGATGGGTGAGAATCTCGGTGAACTCCGAGAAACCATTCAGATGCTACGGTCACCCTTACTCTCTCTTAGGAATTTCCTTAAGAGGGACAGATACCTGAACTTGGACAGACTTAACCGTTTGCTCCACTACCAAAAACATGGATATTTGCTTCCACGCTTTGGCGGTATCGCCGGGACAGCCAGACTCAGTAACAAGGCAAGAAAAGCCTTGGTCCGAAAGGACACTGTGTTAAAAGCGTCTGAAGCAGCGAAAGCTGCCTCAGATACTTGGCTGGAACTAAGGTATGGCTTACGCCCCTTAGTTCTTATGATTCAATCTGTCGTGAAGGAAGTGACAAGGGCCGGCAATTCTTTCTTTGATCCTAGTGCAATTAAATCCTTGCATACGATCCTCAGAAGCAGTTCCCGACAGCAGTTGTTTGATTCTTCTGCTGAAAGGCTTGCCTATGGATTTCGTTATCACGGAAATTGCTTCAAGGACGAGAGACTTGCTGGTACCGCGTCGGTCCAGTATAGGCAGTCAATGCCTACTACTGAACTAGCGAAGTGGGGTTTAACGCCCGACTTCGCGCTTGAGACAGCGTGGGAACTTACCCACCTGTCTTTTGTTGTGGACTGGTTGTTCACCGTAGGCCCCTGGCTTGCAACTTTTAGGCATAAGCCTGGAGTTACAGTCCTCGGGAACACCTGTGGTGAGAAGGTTGACCGTATTGTTACGGTAACTCAAACCAAACAGCAGTACTTCCCTTACAATGCTTGGCTTTACGAGCCAATTAAAGCAACGTATCGGTTTGAGTACTACAAGAGGTTTGTCAACCAAGACCTTCCGCTTTTACCCCTTTTCACAGCAGGAAGAGTCATTGACCTGTTTAGGGCCATTGATTCCACTGCATTGATCCTCCAACGCATGTTGAAGGGAATTAGGAGGTAGCCATGCCCATATCAGGCCTGGTGCTCAAGCAGAATGCCACCGGTTGCACTGTGACCGCTGGAACCGACATCACGTTTACCAACGATGGTGTCGAGGTTAAGGGTGGTAAACACGTTGCGGACGTTGCGGAGGCGAATTTCGTCATCCGTAAAAGTATAACCGTTCGCAACAGGAACCCTACTCTCAAATCTGACGGTACCTACACCAAGGCGAAGAGGATTCTCACCTTGGTCCATCCAAAGGTCCTCGCTAATCAGTCTATTGCCTTTAACGTGGCAAGGATTGAGTTCGAGATGCACCCCGAGATGACAACTGCGGAGGTTAAAGACCTCCGGTTTGTTGCCGCTCAGCTCTGTTTCGACCCCGACCTGTCAAATTTCTTGACGGTCGGATCGATTGAGTGAGTTGTCTGATCCCTTCTGGAACAGTGCGCTTGGGCTGATTCTTCAGGCCATTGCAGCGCTGATCCACGGGATCAGTAACTTATGGATGCAGTTCTTTGGTTTGTAGGTTAAACTCAACATTGGAGATTACCATGTTGGACCGAAAGAAGAGTACTGGTACTTTCAGTACAGATAGAGTCGTCCAGAATGTCTGGCGTACTCTTCTGAGAGACTTCCGAGGTACTTCTTCAGGCGACTTCTGTAAAGAAGCTGAAGCTGCGTTTGATGGAGGTATAAAGTCATTCCGAGCCTATGAATGGCCCGTGCTTGGTTTCATACCACCTAGCCGCTACAAGCGGTATGCGCAGCTGTCTTCGCTAGTAAAGAAGTACCGTTTCGCCGAAGATGTCTACACCGACCAGGAGCTCGAGAGTTTAACTCTCCAGAAGTATTTTGGAGAGCAAGAGCGACTGGGTGTTCAACGGCCTCTAAAAGCCTTAGGCTTATTGGTCGCGCAGCGTGCGAGATGTATAGCACGGCGGATATTGGGACCATTAGATCCCGATGGCATTATTACCATGGCGAAGTTCGGTAAGAGGAGTTCCATTGGATGCCCCCTGTCCTTAGCATACATTGATGAGAAACTCACCAATGTTAAGGCATTTACGGGTTCCAAGCAGTGTTCGCGTTGGTTCTTTGATCGAGTCCTTCCACAGGACGAAATCTTGAGCCAAATGGTCCACGCATTGCCCTCGGGGAATGCTGAAGACCTCGAACATGAGTCTCTCAACCTAGTGAACGTCCCTAAAAACTGGAAGACGTATCGGACCATAACCCCGCTGACTCTCTTATCGCTATTTTATAGCTATGGAGTAGGTCAGCAAGTTACGGATCGTTTAGCAGAGGCTGGCCTCGATATCCGGCGACTTCAAAATCGCCATCGAATGCTAGTTAAAAAGTTCAGCGTTAGTTTAACACATGCTACCGCTGACCTTTCTGCTGCGTCTGACTCTCTTACATCCGAGAGTCTGAACCGAATCCTGCCACGTGAGTGGTATTGTGCTTTAAAGAAAGCGATTACCCACCAGGTTATTGTTAAAACACCTGATGGAAATAGGTCTTTCTACACATCATCGGTACTTCCGATGGGAAACGGTTTCACTTTTCCAGTGGAAACCTTGATTTTTTATTGTATCATCAAGGCGATTGGGGAACTTACGGGAGTCGAAGGGGTTTTCTCCGTTTATGGAGATGATCTTATTTACCCTTCGAGGTTGCACAAGTTTGTCGTGGGTATATTCCCAATGTTCAATCTTGTGTTAAACGCGGATAAGACCTTTGTTAAGGCGCCCTTCCGAGAGTCCTGCGGTAGTGATTACTACCGTGGTGTTGACGTTCGTCCCTTTTTCTTTCAGGGTGAATGCCAACGATTGACCGCTTCTCAATACCTTGCCTTCCTTTATAAGACCTATAATGGCCTTACAAGAAGGTGGGATCCGTGGGAAATCCGGAGCACGCTCTATTACCTTTTACAGGAAATAGCGCAGGTTGCTCAGGTGATCTTTCGAATCCCTGTCAGTTATCCTGACACGGCGGGTATTAAAGTGGACTACCCAGGATTAATCCCCTTGGGTTGTGAGGCATTGCCATGGTCACCTATTAACGTGCTTTTTACACACGGCTCTAGGTGGTTTAAGTTTGGCTTCCTCATGTCTGTACCCCACAATCGCTTCGTTAAAACCGTGCTGCCATATTATTGGCTTAGTTTGCAAGGTCTTACCGATGATCCTGATGTTCGCAAGAACTTTTGGGACCGCGATCATTCGTATATGTCCGAGAAACCCCGCCAATCCCTTATTTGGGAAAAGCTTAGAGTCGACCGGATTTATATGAGACGAGGGGTGCGTGTTCACAAGAAAGTGGTTAAGTACTCGGCGTGTGTCGCAACCCGATCTGGGATGCGATACACAAACAAGTTCACTAAAACGGGCTCAATCTCTGATTGGATCTAAGAACTAATCTACTACATGTTATACCTCCTATTAAGGATGTGCGCAGTCTAACCTCGAAAGAGGATGCTGCTG